TAGCATCGTTTATAAATAGGATACAACCGGGTCAGGCATTAGTAAATGCTACATGGGATGATGCATCCGAAAGGATACAGTCTGCATCTGGAAAGAATGGGCATCTTTCTGAGGTTGTAATGGAACAGATACTTTCCAGTTACAGTCCACATGAAAGGGAGATGAGGCGGTATGGCAGACCTTCAATTGGTTCAGGATTGGTCTTTCCTATAGACGAAGAAAAGTTACTGACAGAGCCTATTCATATAGAGGATTACTGGCCTAGGATAGCTGCTATTGATTTTGGATTTGACCATCCTACTGCTGTAGTGTGGTGCGCTATGGACAACGATAATGACACATTTTATATCTATGATTGTTATCGTATTGCGAAAGCGTCACCTTCGATTCATGCTGGCGCTATACGAACTAGGCCATATTTTATCCCCATTGCTTATCCCCATGACGGTAATAGACGAGATTCTATGGGTAATCCCGGCTTGGCTGACCAGTATAGGAATTTAGGTTGTAATTTTATGTTAGAGCATTTTACTAATCCACCAGCATTGGGTGAGAACAAAGGTTCCAACTCAATAGAAGAAGGATTAATGGCTATGTTACAGGCTATGGAAGCTGGTAACTTTAAGGTATTTTCTACTTTGAGTGATTGGTGGGAAGAGTACAGAATGTACCACAGAAAAGGCGGTAAGGTTGTTCCTTTAAGGGATGATCTAATGTCTGCAACTCGCTACGCATTTATGTCTCAGCGTCATGCAGTCTCTGGAAAAGACCCTACTTGGACAAAGGATTTAGAATATAAGAATTATGGCATCATCTAAGATAACTGAAGAAGAACTTGTAGCTAGGATCAGTGAAGAGATTACTGACTCTCTTGGGTATGGGGATGAGATTTCCATACAAAGGGAACAGGCTATGGAATACTACTATGGGTTGCCTTTTGGTAACGAAGTAGAGGGACGTAGCCAGTTTGTAGACTCTACAGTTCAGGATACAATCGAGTGGATAAAGCCATCCTTAATGCGTGTGTTCGCATCTGGGGACGAAATGGTGAAATTCTCTCCACACGGTCCGGAAGATGTAGAGATGGCTAAACAGGCTACAGACTACGTTAATTACGTTTTTACAAAAGACAATCCGGGTTGGGAGATTCTATACTCTTGGTTTACCGATGCTTTACTATCTAAGAATGGTATCGTTAAGGTATGGTGGGAAGAGTACGAAGAAGAAGAGCGTGAAGAATATCGTGGTCTAGGGGATATGGAACTGGAAACTCTAGTCTCTAACCCTCATGTAGAAGTTATAGAGCATTCGGAATATCTTGAACAGGATATGCCGGTGCATGATGTTGTAATAAAAAGAGGTAGTTACAACGGAAGGGTAAAGATAGAGAATGTACCGCCATCTGAATTCTTGATCTCAAGGGATGCCAAGTCTATAGATGAGGCTAGGTTTGTCTGCCACAGAGCAAAGAAGACTGTCTCCGAACTAAGGGAGATGTATCCGGATGATAATTTTGATATAGCGGATTTAGGTAGTGGCGAGGATAATGTATTTACCAGTGAGAGGGAGGCTAGGTTTGACTTTGACAGTAGTTCTTCTTTCATGTTTGGCGAATCAGAAATGGAAGAGGCGCTTAGAACTTATTGGTTGAACGAGTCATTCTTAAAAACAGACTTTGATGGCGATGGGATTACAGAACTCAGGAAGGTATGTACGGTAGGAGACTATGTATTTGCGAATGATGAAATAGACTCTGTTCCATTTGTTTCCCTTACTCCAATAAAGATTCCACATAAATTCTTTGGGCTATCTGTTGCTGATCTTGTTATACCGCTTCAGCTAATGAAGAGTACCCTGATGCGGAATCTGATGGATAATATGTATAATCAGAACTTCGGTAGGTACGCTGTTCTGGAAGGGCAAGCAAACTTAGATGATTTGCTCACACAGCGTCCGGGCGGTGTAGTCAGGGTTAAATCACCCAATGCCGTCACACCTCTTGTAACGCCACCTTTAGAGCCTTATTCATTCCAGATGTTAGAGTATCTGGATGGGGTGAGAGAGTCGAGGGCTGGTGTTACTCGTATGTCTCAGGGCATGAACGAGAATGCTCTAACTTCCCATACTACGGCTACTGCTGTGAATGCTGTTATGACTGCTGCTCAGAGTCGCGTAGAACTCATAGCCCGTAACTTTGCAGAGACAGGTGTAAAGGAACTAATGGGGGTTATCTATGAGTTGCTTCTGAAGTACCAAGATAAGGACCGTGTGGTTATGCTTCGTAATAACTGGATTCCTGTTCGACCTAGCGCATGGAAAGACAAGTATGACTGTACTGTAAGCGTAGCATTGGGTAATGGTAATAAAGATCAGCAGATGATGCATTTATCTCAGATGCTCTCTTTTGCTGGGGAAGCAATGAAGGGCGGTCTTAGAATTGTTAGTGAACAGAATATGTACAATCTTGGCGCATCACTTGTAAAAGCGATGGGATTCCAGAATGTAGATGACTACCTAACTGACCCATCTCAGATGCCACCTGAACAAAAAGAACCTGATCTAGGCGAACAGGCTAAACTTATGGAAGCCCAAGTGAAGCAGGAAGAGTTGAAGATAAAAGCCGCTGAGATTCAGATCAAGGCGCAGAAACTACAACAGGAACAACAGAAACTAGCTGTAGATTCCCAACTTAAAGTAGAAGAACTTAAACTTGAAAGAGAACAACAACGAGCGGTAGCTATAGGAGCAACGTGACCGATCAATTGAGAGAGGAGAAGGCACAGCGCCTTCTCAACGATCCTCTATTTATAGAGGCATTTGAAGTTTTAAAGAAAGATTTAATGGACCGGTGGCAACATAGCGGTTCAGCAGATTTGGAAGCTAGAGAATCAATCTGGCTTGCGATGCGACTGCTTGATAAAGTTCATGGTCATATACAGTCCATAGTTGAAACTGGACATATGAACAAGATTCTTGACAAGCAACACCCTTATATCTGACAAGAGGAATTTAATTATGGCGGACAAGCAACCAGCCCCGCAAGCACCCGAAGTACAGACGCAACCCGGTAGTATATGGGAAGCACAAGAGGCGATACTCAAGATTTCGGAACCCGAAGGGGAAACACCGGAAACTGAGGAAGCCGCACCTACTGAAGAGGAAGAGTCACAACCTGAAGAGGAAGACGAATCATTAGAAGAGGAGTCCGAAGAAACAGAAGAAGCTGAATCTGAAGAAGAGGAAGTTGAAGAAGAATCTGAGGACACTGACGAAGAACCTGAAGTCGAGGCCGATGATACTGTTGTCTTTGAAGGACAAGAGTATAAAATTGATGATCTCGTAAAAGGTGGTCTACGTCAGGCGGATTATACCCGCAAAACTCAGGCTCTGGCTGAACAACGCAAAGGAATGGAATCTGCATATCATCAGTATGCTGCCGAAGTTCAAGCAGTTCAAGCAGAGCGACAGCAGTACGTAAATGCTTTATCCCAGATAATTCAGAGTTCCGCTCAAGGATTAGACCAATTTTCTAGGATTGATTGGGAAGCCTTGAAGGAAGAAGATCATATAGAATATCTTTCTAAGAAGGATGAATATCGAGAAGCGCAGGAAAAGGTGCAACAGCATCAAATTGCTATGCAGCAAACCCAACAAAGACATGATGTAGAGTCAGCAAATCAGCATAAAATTACACTTCAACAGGAGTATACTGCATTAGTTGACAAATATCCAGATTGGGCTGATAGTAGCAAGCGCCAAGAACTCGGTTCTAAACTTAGAGATTACGCTGCATCAGCAGGTTATACAACAGAGGAAATTTCTACTCTTTATGACCATAGGGCTTTACTAATTCTTGACAAGGCTATGAAGTATGATGCTTTGCAGTCTTCCGATATACGTGGAAAGAAAGTAAAGAATAAACCCAAAGTGATGCGATCTGGTAAAGGAGTTCAGAAATCTGAGGAAAGTAGAACAAAACGTAAAGCTAAAATGAAGCGTCTACAAAGTACAGGCCATGTCGATGACGCGGTTTCTATTTTGGAAGATATGTTTAACTCTTAATAAGGAGATAACCAAATGGCAATTGCTACAAA